TCTAATCTTGCCGCCGCTAATTGCCTTATGCTTTTCTCTATAAGAGGTCTTGGGTCATAATTAGGAGTAAATTCTTTTCCTCCTTCAAACACTCTGTATAATGGGTTATAAGTGTAATCAAAATGAGTCATGTTCCCTGTTGAAGCTGCATTTGTCAGAGTTACTGATTCTGCAAATCTTCCAGATTGATTTATAAGCCCAGGTCTACCCATGTTTCCTGCTACTTGTTTTGCTAATTTAGCATTAACAAAGGCTCTAGTTTTGAAGGCTTCTTCAGTTGCTCTTTGTTGTTTTAAATCTCCTTGTCCTAATCCTTGTTCTGCACCTTGTTTTGCCCTTACTCCTTTTGGAGGAGACATAGGTATTGCTGTAAATTTTTTAAGAGTTGTTTTATAGGTTTTTCTCTTTGGTTTAGTTTCTTGTAACTTTGTGTTTAAAGGAGCATTTTTATATTTTGTTATATTTTTTGCTAAACCTCTTTTATAAAGATCGACTAAACTTTTATGGTATACTAATCCTGCTCCTATTTGGTCTATGAAAGGGGTGGACATTGCTTGTGCTGTCCATCCTTTAGCTGTATAATACTTATACCTTTTATCTAAATAAGCTCTGACTTCTGACAATAATTCTTTTGCCATTGCTCCAGCTTGTCCTGCTCCTTCATCATACCCTTTCATTTGGTTTTGAATCTGGTTTTTAAATTGAGTTTCTATATTGGTTTTTACATAAAACTTTTGATTTGGATTTGGAATAAGTTTTCCATTCTCCCATACTGCAGCCTCTCGTGCCATAGTAAAATCTAAGTCTAATTTTCCAAACTTACTTTGAACTCTGGATTTAATTGCTGATATATCTTTTGATATCAGTTCGTTGTCACTTATAGCGTTGACTCCGTCTGCTAAAAAAGCAGCACTCATTTTAGCAACAGGTTCTGCGTGTCCTACATTGAACACTCCTCCCATTGTAAACCCTGCTCCTTTAGGTTTGCTACCTTCTTTTAGATTTCTATTTTTTATTGCCTCTATGTTTCTATTTAAAGTTTCCCATAGTTTTTTTCCGCTTTTTCCTGAAGAAAATACTTTTTTAGAAATGTCTCCTTTTAAGTCATTAACGTCTGTATATACATCTTTTTCATACTTATCAGCAGTAACATTATAAGTTAATTTAACATGACCTGGCTTAACTATTCTTTCAATCTCATATTTATTGCTGGATTTAAGTGTAGCTTTTGCAAATTCAGTTAAAATCTCGTCTGCAGTATCTTCTATTAGCTTTGTTATACTTGAGGCATTTTTTGCGTCCGCTTTAAAAACATCTTCATACTGTTTTACGCTTTTTACTGTTTTACCGTCACTAGCTTGCCATGCTCCTACTTGATCGACTATATCAGTCTTTTTTATATCAAATACCATGCCAAAAGTATTTAAAAATGCTCGAACTGGATCATCACTACCACTTGATTTTCCTTTTCTGTCCCCAGGTGGTGTAGGATTTAACTGCTCAGGTTTAAATATCTGTGCAAATATTTGTTCTAGTTCTTGTTCTAGATTTTTTATTGCCATTACTTATGAACTTTATAGAAATCTAGTATCCTTTTAATATGGTCTGGAAATCCTATGTTTTCTCTTAAACTTGTAGATACATTATTCTGTATTGAAGCTCCTGCTATTGCTAATCTTTCTTTTCTTTCGTCTTTCAAATAATATTTTACTAAATCAAAACATGCCAGTTTTAAATCTTCGGGTGTCGAAGCATAACCTGACCTATATGTAACTTTTACTGCGGCTCTTCCTTTTGGAAAAGCTTTATCTGCTGTTGCAGTTGTTCTAAAAATAGTATCTCTATCAGTGTCTACTACGTATTCGTACTTACCACTAGAATCTGAGTTACCAGTTATTAGAGTTGTATATGAGTCATCTTGTCCTGTTCTTTCTGCTACCAGAGAGACGCTGACAAGTGGGCTTTCATCCACTAAAATAGCATTTGTATAATCATCTTGAATATCAAAATACTCTGTTTTATCTGTTGAATAATAATCAACAAATGACGTGCCGCAGTAAGTTTTTACTGCTTGACTTATGGCTGGCACTATAACATTTATTTTCGCATCTTCATTCACACCTGTAATTCCTGTGAAGTCCTTGTACTGTTGTAATGTTACTAAATTTGCCATAATTAAAAGTGTGGGGCGTTTAAGGCCGCCCCACGAATCCTGTCTAAGCTTAAATTAAGAAGCTTTGTACATGTGTCCCCATTTAGAAGTAACGCCATCGATTAGATCGGTGAAGCCAATTCTTTGTGAAGCAACTAGTACTCTGCGTTGTGCAGCAACTTCGTAGTCAGACTCGACGGTTACGCCTCTGAGTCTTGGTAATACGTAGTTTCTAGGGTTAACTGCGATAGCAGCGAATTTAGATACTGCTGGAGTAGCGAACTCGTCACATAATAGTACTCTTGAACCGAATACTTGACCAATTTCACCACTTAGTTTAGTAGCCATATCGCCTACTAAATTAGCATCTTGGAATTCTGCATCTTCTAGTAGTTCGAAATATGTTCGTTGTGAAACGATATAAACTACGTCAGATGGGTTAACACCATATTTGCCCATGTTTTTTCTCATTGAAAGAAGTTCTGCAGCTGTAACAGTGTCAGTTGCGAAAGCAGTAGCTGACTGTGTAAAATCACTGTCATTACGTGCTAAATGAAGGAGTCCTTCAAAAGCCGCACCGCCTGTTCCGTATGCACCGTCAGCATCATCACCAGCTAGGATAGCATTTTCAATACCTCTAGCATGTGATCTTACCATTGATTCTCTGATGAGAGGTAAGATTGGCATAATAGCATCTTCTTCAGTTTCATTACCTAAGTAAGACTGAGAAATAAGTTTTTTAGTTGAAAGAGTTCTTTCAGCCATAACTATACCAGCTCCGTTTGCAGGATCATAAGCATCGCCTCGTGGGTCTAAGTTACCATGAGGTGCAGAACCTGAAGCAGCTTGGTTACCTGTAAATTCAGCATAACCTGCATCTGGCAAGATTGGGATAATCATATTAGCAGAAGTCATTGGAATTTCTCTAAATAGAGGGGCCAAGACTAATTCATTTTGAATATCTCTTTCGATATTTGTTGAAACAACTTGTTCGAAATCAGCAGATGAAACGTCAACACCTGACATTTGGTTAACTTTTTCCATTAAAGATTTCGCCATTGGAGTTTCCCATCCTCTACCAGTAGCTAGACCTGCAAATTTAGCATCTGCAATGTCTTGCTCGAAGGATTTTTTCCAATCGGAGTTGTTACCTTGTCTGTCAGAGAAATGTCTTTTTGACTCACGAATATTCATGATTTCTTCAGACTTCTCTGCTAGTTGAGCTTCTAGTGATTTGACAACAGTCTCTAAATTAGAGTGGTTCTCATTCACACGTTTCTCAACGTCAGACATTAATTTTTCAGCACCTGTTAATCCAGCTTGGATTACAGTTTTTTGCTCTTCCTGTTTTGCTTCCTCGGAGGCTTTTTGAACTTCAGCTTCTTCAGTAGCTTTTTCAGCTAATTCTTCTGCAGCCTTCTGTTCAGCAGCTTTAAGTTCGGCTTGTTTCATTGCATACTGTGCAACTGCTTTTTCAGCAGCTTCAGTAGCAAATGAGTTAAGATCGAACTCTGGGTTGCTCTCAGGAGATTGTTTTTCTTTTGACATATTTGTCTCCGTTGTGGCTTTCGCCGTACTTGGCTGCTCAATTTCAACAGCATCTGCTGAATCGTTTAAGTTAGCCGTATAAAAAGTATGCTTATACTTGTTGTATTGTTCCATAGAATCAAATGATTTGCTTAATCCAAAAGTTGCCCCTTGGTTGCAAGGTATTGATACTACAGAAACTTCAAAAAGCTCTGCGTCCTTTATTTTATATCCGTCAGTTTCAGTCATATAATCAGCGTCCTTGACTTTGAAACCAACAGAAAAAGCTCCAAGGACACCGTCTTTAATTAATTGTGTTACATCTCCAGCAGCTTTAGAAATCTTTGCAGATATCTCTAAGCCGTTTTCTGTAACTTTTAAATCTTTTGCTCGACCAATCGGTTTATCATAATTATGATTGAACAGAATAATTGGATTACCTTTATAGTTTTCCAATCCACCCTTTGTCCAAGCATCTGATTCGATTATGTCGCCTGCTCTATCAAGAGCATTGGTACTAGCAGATCCTTTAATATCTACACCACCATCTTCGTTTTCGCCTAGTGATTTGAAAGTGCTAGTCCAGTGAAAAATCTTTTCCATTGTTATTTCTCCGCTTTTTTCTTAGCCTTTGGGGCTGGAGCAGGAGTAGGTGTTGGAGCTTCTACAGCAACAACTACTGGATGTCTTTTCTTCATAGCTGATAATACTCTGTTCCAAGATCCAAATGCTCTTCTAAGCATATAATCTTTAACAGGTGCTTTCACGCCATGACTTTTATAGGTTTGTAAATCCATTGTTTCGACTCCTTCTTTACCGAAAAAGTCAGATAATGCTTTAGCCATCATATCTTTTGTCATAATTTAGTTTTCCTCTATTGGTGACGACTCTGGTGGTCGACCTCCCTCTTCAGGATTAACGGCAGAGCCTGCAATATTTTGCGGTACTCTTGGATCGTCAAATCCGTCTACAGGTTCTTTGCCTATTGCTTCTCTTGCTTCATTTGGACTTATAATTCCAGTATTAACAAGTGTTGCATAATAAGCTGCTTGGTCTCTCAGTTCTGGTTGTAAAGCAGGTATTCCTGTTACATCCTCAGATAGTGAGAATCCAAAGTATCGTTCTAGTGCATATCCCATCTTTCTTACGATTGGTAAGACAGTTTCAAGATAGTACAATCTGTGATTGGGTCTAATGTTTGCGTTGTTGCCACCGTCTAATAAGATTGGTGGAATTCCCATAGCTTCTAATATAATTTTTTCATTAGCAGTAATGGAACTTTGAAAGTCTAGTTCTTTAAAGTTAATATTTGTTAGGGTAGATACTTCTAATCCGCCATCTAAAATAAGTGGGCGTCTACCGCCTGTTGTTGGGTTGTATCTCATACTCCATGCTTGTAACATTCTTTCTTTGATCTTCTCAGAAAGAGTATTTGGAGATTTAAGTACTAAACCTGGAACTGCTCCGTTTTTGAAGAAGTTATCTTGAAAACTTCTCATATTGCTAAGGAGTTGCATAGTTCTAAATGCTGGTTTTAATCTTGGTGTTCCTCTATAAATTGAGTTAAAGCTATTCTCTTTTATATGTATTATTTCATTTACAGAATAGTCTATGCTGTTTTCATATGTAAATTTCTCAATGTAATTAACATCATCAGTATAAATTGTTACTTTATTTGCTGGTAAGTGGTACATATGAGTACCATCAAAGTATATAAATATGTTACCATCAATAAGTAAGTCAATAATTAAGTTTCTTTTAAAAGTACTAATATCCTGAAAGGGATTTGGTTCTACATTTAAAAGTAAATTAACTTTTGATTTACGAATATTTTTTAATACGTTATTCGTGCCTATTAGTTTATCCCCAACGGCAAAAGGGATTTCAGAAACGTCATCAACAATCATGTTAACTGATCTATTGACTATTTCTAGTTGTTCATATGCATTACGATAGTTTGTTACTACTTCGCGCGAGTCTACTGTTAAACCCTCGTTTCTCGAAATAACGTATTGCGAAGGATTCAACTTTTCTTCGTTGTCTCTTCCTAAAAGTCTATCGTACCATGCCATATTTTTGTCTCTGTTTCTCGACCCAACGTTTTTGTTTCTCTGCTGTGATCAATTTGGGTCTTTTACCATAAATCGAATGCAATCGTAAATGATGGTTGTGGCAGAGGGTTACTGTGTAATCATACACTTTCTCCCAGTTATCATCAATAAAGGACTTTCGAAGTGCTAGTATGTCTTGCTCATTCTCTATAGTATATTTTTGTGTTTTCAACCAAGTTTCTAGTAGTTCGGTCAGTCCGTAGTAATGATGAAAATCTAAGTCTATACTGCTTTCGCAAATATAACAACTACTTTGTTTCTTATATTTAGATTTAGCTTTATCTCGTACATATTTAACTAAATCTCTTTTTAATTTCATATTTCTACTCTTAATTAGAATTATACCAAAAAGTCACATCATATGTCAAGAACTGTTTTTTACAGGTCTTATTAAAACGTAGTGGCTGTAGTTTCAAATGTATACAATGCATATCGTAAAGCATCAGCCATGTGGGATGACATATTGTGTTTTGGTTTTTCTTTTAATAAATTAGGGTTCGGATCCCATTGGTATTGATCTAGTGACATCTGCGCTTGTTTGCAAGTTTGGTCTACAATAAGATCATCATTGTCTACAATTCCTGCGACATGACCGATTCCATCTAGTACTGATTTCTTTGCATTGATAGTACTAATATCATAATTTTGTGCAAAGTCGTACCTTGTTTGTTGAGCTGCAGAATCAATATAAATAAAGTCTATATCCCATTTATCAATTAATTTTCTTATCTCTATAGCATGCTGCTCTGTAGTACGTTCAGAGTTCATATATTCATCAACTAAGTAAAATTTCTTTTTATCCCAGTCGTAAGCAATAACACAAAATGCTGTTGGATCTTTATACCCAACATCTAGTCCTCCAAAGACATCCATTTGACTAGTATCTAGTTCTTTTAAATCTGCTGTACATTCTTCGTGATTAAATGCCCAGACTTGCCCTTCAAAGACATTAAAGTCTGCCATATACTCTTGATTAAATTCTGCCTGAGACATTGTCTTTCTGGCCTCTTCAATATCCGCATCTGATACTCTTGGGTTTTCGTGATAAGTAGCTTTTATACTACACCACTCTGGAAACTCTTCTGTCCACCCTCTGTAGTAAAACTCTGCAAAGTA